GTTAGCTGGAGCAGGGTCATTGGCTACCTTCTTTTTTGATTTTTTCTTGGATTTCTTTTTGGTCTTTTTGGCAACAGGCTTAGCCTCTACGGGCTTAGCTGGTTCTTCCTTGACAAGCTCGTAGCCATCGTGCTGCATCATCGCGTTTGTTTCTTTGTCGTCGAAGTCGATTATCACTCCGTTGTATTTGCATCTAAATTTCATTTTCTTCCCAATCCATAGAAAGTTGATGTATGGCCTGTTTGCGAGTGGTCAACGATATTCCAGTATTTCGAGAGTTCGTCGAACCACCACTCATGGGGCATGATTGTTAAGTGAAGCTTCTCCCCGATTCTCGCACCGAACTTGTCTTCCTTCAGGTGGATATGGAGATAACAATTCTCTGTCTGCATATTCTTCAATGTATCGTCGATATGCTCAGGCGGGATGTGTTCGAGAACATCACAGGAATAGGCCCAATCTGCGTAGAAGGGTTTCTCCCATAAACACGCTTGCTCGAACGGCACATCTGTCTCAAGCGCATTATCGACAATATCAACCCCGAGAACACTAAATCCTGCCTGCTGTAGCTTCTTTGTTGCCCTGCCGGTTCCACAACCGAAGTCAACAAGAGTCCCACGTTCAGGGTCTCTCTTGAGGAAGTCAGGCAGACATATCTCAGCAGGCGAGCAGACTCGGTAGTTCTTGTCTCGCCATGTCTTTTCGTACTTTCTTTTTTCTTCTTCCGTTGAGATCATTTATCGTTCCTTGCCTCGTATTCTTCCGGAGATTCGTCAAGATGATAGTGAGGAAGACCGCCTATCCATACATGACCAATCTTGTTTTCAGTCTCAAGGTCAACAATGTGCGGTTGATCCTGAAATTTCGACCTTATTTCCTCCTCTGTCTCAAGAAGCTCAAGGTCTGTCCATCTGTCAACGTAGTCAGCGATAATGCACTTAACGTCAAGTTTGTGTTTCTTGGCAAGCCATAGGCGGGACGTTCCGACTCTGCAAAACGTCCCCTGCTCTATGGAGTTGCAAAAGAGAGGATTCCGTATCCCCTCCTCTAAAATTGAAGCTTCCAGCTTGCTGTAAAATTCGTTCCTTCTTTCTAGTTTTCTTACCCATTCGACAGGCGGTTTGATGGGCCGAGACCCCCACTTGCCAATGGCCTTACCGTAAGCCGGATTCCCCACCAGCGCCACATCAGACAGAGATGACGCAGGCAGGGTTCCGAACCTTATTCGCACTAGATCACATCGTACGGCACAACTTTGACTCGCAGAGTACCAGCAGCAAGATCAGCACCAGTGGCGTCGCCCAATAGGGATACGGTCACGGTGTTAGCTGAACTCACTACGGCGCTCATAAGCAAGTCATCAGCAGCAGCGTCAGTCATAGTAGACATGGATGCAAATGCGAAATCTCCTACAACAGCGCCAGGAACCGTAACGGTAGTAGCAACGATAGTAGTCGTCACATTACCCGGATCCCAAGCAACTGAGGCAGACATTCCAGACATTCTACTCATGTTGTTCTCCTAAAAAGATGCCCCCCGAAGGGGGCGAATTACCTAATTGTGATTATTCTTCTTAGGCAGCAGGCACAATGAAGGAAACACCAGCATCGTTACGAAGCTCCGCTACACCGTAGATGCAGTCAGAGGTCATAAGGTCAGCCAGATATTCCTGCTTGTACTGGGTCTGAGAGCGAACAGCCATCTGCTCTGCGTAAGCAAGGGCAGACTTGTGGAAGATATGACCAGCGCGGTAAAGCGTGGAGAAATCGTCCGAGGCGAAGTTAGGGCAGTTGCTCGATACATAAACAGGCATACCGTAGATTTCACCGATACGACCATTGATGATCGGGTTGCCTTTGCCAGCCTGACCAGTAAACGCCTGCTCAGTGAAGCGAGGGAGACCCAAGAGGTCGGACTTACAGATCGGAGGGATAACCATTGCACGGTTTTCCATCGGAACGTCTGCATTGTCCAGCGTCAGGATCATGGCACGGATACCAGCGTCAGTGATGTCAGTACCGTTACCAGTCGTCGAATCATCAAACGCAGTAGAGCCGTCGCCGCCGATTACAGCGCCATCCCAGTTATCCGCACCGGCAGCAGTACCGCCTTGCAGGGTTTCAAACTGAGCGTGGAGGTCAGAATCGACCTGTTTTGCCAAAGCATAACCGGCGTCGTCAGTGTATGCACGGCGCAGAGAGCTAAGAGCCTGAACGTCTACAATGTCTTCAATGAAGACAGAGTATTCATAGTGCTTGTCCAGGTTAATAGTCGTCTTGGCATCTGCAACGGAGCGAGGGGATACGGTGTTTGAAGCCGTTTTCGCTGTGGCAGCGCCACGATCAAAGTTAGGGATGTAAAGAGCGTCGCCCTTCTTACCCTTGTGATTTACCTTAGTAACAAGATTAGCCAGAACAATGTTCGATTTGAATGAAGCAATAATTTCGTTGCTCCATAAATCAGGGATGTAACTGGCGGCAGTCGTTACGGTAGTATGAGTACCAATAGCCATTTGTTATTCTCCTACTTAACCCTCCCCTCTGCGTATGCAAGCAGGATCTCATCCTGCATTTGATCGTAGCGGTCGGGGTCTTGTATTTGTAGTTTTAGTAGATCCGCTCTGCGGAATATTTTTTTGGTTGCTGCCGAACCGGATGTTCCGGATTCAGACTTAACCGATTTAAGCGTTTCCTTTCTTTCGCTATCAAGCTTTTCAGCTTCGGTAGACTGGCGAGCCTTTGAGTCCTTAAACATACTCATCAACTCGTCGGCAATATCCACATCGAGATTTTGTGAAGCATCAAGATATAATTTTTGCCTTGCCTTTGAAGATTCAAGCCATTTAGAAAATTCTGGAGACTTGTCGATTTCCTCGTAGTCGTTGTGCCTTCGGAGAAGCTCAGAACGCGCAGACATCGCCTGCATTCTCTTTGCCTGCTCCTCAATGCTCTTTAGATACGAATTACTCTCGATCTCACGCTTAACAGCCGCGCTTGGGTCATCAAAAAAGTCAATTTCTTCTTCTTTGGGCCTTGCTTGGCTTTGTATGAGGGTATCCGCTAGTTGACGAATCTGACCAAGCTCCTGCCCCTGTTGGGACATTTTGCGCTCAAGATTCTGGTAAGAATCCCACAACTGGTCAGGGTTCATCCCCCGGAATTTTGCTTCAGACTGCTCTTGCTCTGCCTGTGTCTCCTGTAATTCGGATTCCAGGTTTGGAGCCTCGTCAGTTTCCTGCTGCACCTCATCATCAGTGGAGTCTTCCACCGTACTTTCCTCTAAATCGACAACTTTATGTGTCATTTCTTTCTCCTTTTTCGGGCTGGTCCCCTTTCGGGCGTTTTCCGATTATTATTCAGGTTCGCCGGAGCGTTTGCCTGCTTCTTCGTGCATCCTCGCCCACTTATCCGCAGCAGTTGGGAAACCCAGGTCTGCTCCGTTCAGGTGGAAGTTTGGCACGGATATGATTCGCCTTGCTTCCTTTTCACAGGATTTACAAGGCTGAATCGAATCTCTTTCGGCCACTTTCAGATAGTATTCTGAGATGTGCCCGTCTTCGCATTTAAACTCATACAGCATCGTTGCTCTCGATGGTCTGCTTTGTTATGTCTTCGAGATTAATCATCAGGCTGAGTGCGGCGACGAATCCTTTCCTCTGCCAAAATTCCTCTGCGCTCTGAGTTACCTCGATTGAATTGTTGCTCTCCTTCAGGACGCCCCACTCCTCGACTAGCTCTTTCCACCCATCGTGAGTAAACAGGTCCATCCGGCGCTCAAAAAATTCCTTATCAAATTCTTCCATTAGTTCACCATCATAAGTAATAGAATAGCTTCCTCATCATCAATTTCATTAATGATGTCCTGTATCTCCTTGCGAAGCCTTTCTTTTAGCTTTGACTTTCTTTTCTTCTCAACACGCGAAAGAGCATCAAGCAGGATTGACCTGATGCCTTCGTATTCAGCATTGAACCATTGTGATTCAAGGAGCGGGTTGATGTATTTTTTGGTCTTCTTCTTTTTCTTCGGGAACCCGTGCAACCGCTGATCTCTCTCAGCGAGAAGGTCTTTAATCAGGTTCTCAAGATCCTTGCTTAGCTTGTGATGCCTGTACTCACTGACGCCACCGCCTTTCTGACGAAGGATGACAACAGAAGAACCGCCCCACCAGTTTCCGGTGTAGGCGGTCCCGAACCATTGCCCAAACATTAGCTTACATCACGGGAAGAAACAGTACGGGTTCCGCCGGAATAAGCAGCGGCAACGCGAGTCTTCGTGCCGTTGATTGACTTAAACGCAGGCGAACCGCTCTCAAGCCCGGTTGCGTCACCTTGGGAGACGGCAGCGATAAGCCTGATAAGTTCTTCTGCCGAGTACCCGGCTTCGACGATGTGCTTCCACACCAGCGAGGCGGTGTCATCGTAGTCGAAGCTGGTCCATGACGTACTGTTGTCGGTGTAGGAAACGTCGCCGTGGACCTCCCACTCACCGGAGGTATTGGACGAGTCCAGAAACAGCTCCATGCCCTTGCCTGAAATGTGGACCGTTATATTCTGGGTGACGTTCTTGATCTGAAGGCGGCACTGGTGACCAAGGATGGAAATATTACCAGCCGTTCCATTCACATCGAGATCAATCAGGGCGTCAGTGGTACTAGAGCAGTTCACGAAATTGACCCGCTTGGTGTTGTCGGCCCGTAGCGTGATGTTCCCTTCAAGGTGGCATTCCTGAAATACGTTATCCGTGGTGGTGCAGCCTATTCCGGTTATCGTCCCGATAGAGCAATTCTCGGCGAAAATCGCGCCATTCATCCCACCCTCAATGTGCAGGTTATGATACGAGGTGTCACCCGTATCAGCACTGGTGAAGATAATATTGCTGGTTGATTTGTTGTCACCTATAAAGTTCCAGCCATCCAGAGAGGGTGATGCGCCAAGATTGGCGGTGCCCTTGATGTGAATGCTGCCGAATCCTCTTGAGGTGGCGATTGCCAGCGCATCGGTGATGTTGTTCACCGGCACCGAAGGTGTGCCAATAATACCGCCTGACGCAGTATATCCCGTACCAGAGACTCCATTTACCTCGTCATACCACACCTGCTGATCGAACAGACCGGACTCAAGGAAGGTCGGATTGATGAATCCAGTGGTGTTGTTGGTACCCACCGAGACAGTGTTCTTCACCTCGACATCGCGGAAGTTCGTGTTGCCGTTGATGATGTCCACCGAATACGAGCCATCCTCGAACTCGGCAGCATAATAGTTGTCGTTGATCTCAACGATTCTCGGTGTCGATGCGGTCGGCGAGATATTCGTGAAGATGATCGGGAACGGCAGGGACTCCTCAGAATCCGAATAATCCCGTAACAGTTGCCATAGATAGTCCACGGTGATCTGGTATCTCGTACCGGTAACGAGCGTCAGCTCTGACTGTGGAATCGTTATCAGGTATGGCGTGACACTGTAATCAACCGTGATTGCCATTATTCCTCCGTTGACCCACCGTTGAACCGCTGGGTCAGGAGCAGGTTGTACTTCTGCGTCAGGTCGGCGATTCGGAACTGCTGGTCGTTGATGATGCCGGTCATCGCCTTCCGGAACTCCTCAAATTCCTCGCGGAGAGCGGCGGTGCTGTTCACCGCACTCTGCGCGTTCCTTGTAGCGATCTTCTCGTGCATCTCTGCGATTTCTTTACTCATCACTCACCATGACCGCTGTTTTGTCGAACCCATCCACTGAATCGACCGAACCCACCAGAACGCCTTCTTGGTAGTAGGGTGCTGATGTTGACTTTCTTGCCCACCCGGTAACAGGCTGGTCGGTGGAATACACTCTCGACGTTGATACTTCACCGTTGACATCGGTCAGCCCATAGAGGGCGACAAACGTGGCCTTGATCGTTCCTGTCGGGGAAGAACCCGGTGTGCTGCCCATCGTGTAGGAGTAGCTGTTCGCACTGATATATGTGATCTGGAAAACACCATTGTTCGCTGCGAGCGAAGCCCCGGTGATCTGGACATAATCGTTCGAGGCCATCCCGTGAGCAGTATGCGTCACCGTTGCGGTCGTGCCGGAATTGGAGATAGTCACGGTCTCATCGTAAGGGAACGGTCCGGTTCCGTCAGACGCTCTCAACAGGACGCGAGCGTTCTGGATCGGCGTGCCGGATTTCGTGGTCGCTGTCGCCTTGACCGTTACTGGGTCGGGAATAATGTCCACTGTCGCCCCGTCGGTCTTGTAGGAGAACGTACCGCTACCGCCCACGATGTAGATGGTGACTGTCCCGCTGGTGCGCTTGATGTGCAGCACGGAGTCTGTGGCGGCGTCTGAGGCGTTGAATCCGCTGACGGTTACATTCCTCAGCGTCATCGTTGTCGGAGAAGTAGTACCGAACTCGATGGCGTGGTGGCTGTTCGTGCCCTTGGTGAAGGTCATGTTGTCCAGATAACCGTCTGGATCAGTAGCGACATCCCAGATCAGCCCGGAAGTGTCTGCTGCCACGGTCGGGGCCAGGATACTGCCACCCGTCAGATCAGCGCCGGGGGCTGTCACGGCATTACACCTGCGCCAGACACAATCCGTTACGGTCGCACCAGCGAGGAACGAGAATGTGTCCATATCCGTGAACTGGCAGCCGGTGAAGGTCACTGTCCCGGCAGTATGAACAAACACACCCCTCGCCCTCGTACCGAGCGCGGAGATCGAGATATTGTCCCAAGTGACAGAGGTGCTTGCGTTCAGGATTTCGATTCGGTTGAACCCGGTCGATACCGCATCATTCGTCAGGTTGTTCGCGCCCGATGGCCTGAAATAAAGGACCTTGTTCGAGTCAGAGAACGTACAGCTTGCACCGCTGGTGCCAATCGAGTGGAACCCCTGCATCAAATAGGAGCCGTTGCGAAGCTCCAGCAATCCCCATCGGCGTGTCGAGTCATTGGCATACGCCTCGGCACCGGAGAAGGTGCAGGCCGTTGCTGTGTACTCAAGGTCGCAACGGCCATACCGAACGGCGTCAATCGCTATCGGGTTGCCCTTGGTTGGGCCGGAGGTGCTCGGCAAATAACCGAGAATACCAACCCATCGCTCAGAGCCTGACGGAGAACCAGCAGTGGCGTCTGCCGTGGCTGTATTGGGATCAACGACATACGGTACCCACGAATCATAGGCAAGCGTGTCATTGCCACCGATGTAGAACTGGTCGTAATCACCACTTCCTGAACCGACAATCATCTGCAAGCCACCGGCTGACTTCGCGGCGAGAGAACCTGCCGCGTCGTACTTGCCGAACATGATAATCCCGCCATCGGTAGGAACCGTGAAGGTCGTCCCGAGGGCGTCCACAATGAAGCCCTTGGTGGCGTTGGTCCATGCCTGCTTACTTAGGCAGTCGGTACCCTGAATGAAGAAGTCAGTCTCGGGGTTACCTAGACCAGCACCGCCAGTACCAATCGCGGTGACAGTCGTCGATCCGGTCAGCCAGAATGTCGTTAGGTTGGTTGCGTATGTTGCCATTAAGCATCAACAGTTCTGATCGCCGTTACGCCACCACCCGTGGATGTCAGTTGTGAGGAGGTGATGTACTCCTTAATCGGGGAGCCACCGCCATCGCGCACCTTCACGACCAGATTGCGGGTCGCGTTAAATGTCGAGGTGAATGACTCGGTTGTGCTGCCTGCCAATTTATCGACGTAGCTGATCCAGACGTTCTTCGGCGTACCCGTACCGTCAGAGGTATCCGTTGAGAAGTCCTCTGCCGTGATGGTGTAGGTTGAGCCTGTCCAGCTTGTGTAGGCGCAGAGCTTATACTTGCCGTTGTCGCACTCCACTCGGATCGTGCCCGTCGCTGGGGTATCAGAGGGGATCGCAGAATCCACTACGATAGAGGTGACGGAGGCACCATTCAGGAGCGTGCTGTGCGTGTCTTGGTCGTATTCGATCTCCGGGTTGCCGTCAGAATCAACGGTGGTGCCATCACAAGGCCCGACGATGATGTAATCCTCCGACGCGACAAGGCCAGCGGCACTCCATGTGACATTGTTCGGTGGCGTGTAGGTAACGTCATCAAGGGCTTTCAGTCGGTCATTGGTCGATAGGTCGGCGTACTCGACACCGAAGCCGTAAGCACCAATCAACGCAGAGCCAGTGGACGATCCGCAGAACGGAGCGGAAATGGTGCGCTCCGTTGCGCCCGTTACCGTAGCGGAACCAGAGCCGGTAATGGTGCCGGAGGTCGGTGCGACACCGGTCAAGACCTGTATCCACATTTTCGTGCCAGCGGTAGTTGAGTCGATCGCCAACAGTTGCCCAGTACCACCTGTCCACGACACCGCTTCAGGCTCGACGAACGTACCTGATGGAGAAGAAATCCCAAGCTCATGGGTGATACCACGGAATAACTCACCATTCAGGCCATAGAGCGTTTCAGCCGAACCGTCGCGGGTCAGGTATTTCATGCGCTCGTAGAACTGGTTGATCGTGTACGAGTCCCTGTTCCACTCGGAATAGAAGTATTCGTCAGTGGTGTCGTTGTTCACGTCGATTGCCGCATACCCTTCGGTATTGGTAATCGTGGTCCACGTTGCGACAGTGCCCGATCCGGTAATGTTGTTCAGGTCACTCGTATCAGACAGCGCCAGTACGTTATTGCCGGATGCAGAGCCGTTGATCTTGAACTCTGAATAGGTGTTGCCAAAGGTGCGGCAAGTACCAACGATACGGCGACCGTCAATATCAGTACCAGCATTGATGGTCTTGATAAGGAAGCGATGCGAGATACCCGCAGCGGCACTGGCATTCAAACCACCACCGGCAGAGAGATTCCACCAGTCGTCCGTCAGGACTGCGCCGTTCTGGATAAGCTGGATATAAACGTCAGAATTACCAAAGTTGACAATGCCATCCCAGCGGGTGCCATCAGAACTCTGGACAATCGTACCATCGTACAAGTGCTCAATAGCGGCGTCGGTGATCGTAACATCCGCAGTCAGGGTGATGATGTTGTCGGTCGAGCGCAGAGAGGGGTTGACGTTGATAATGTCAATCTCGTCGTCACCGGTGTACTCAGGGTCATCAGCGAGACCCTGCAACCAGCGGTGAAGCTCGATAACTGTGATGTAGCCTGGGGTGGTCCCACCAAAACGCAGATGGTCGTCGCCGATGTAGTCGATCTCACCGCCACCCGCCGCGTTTCTGGTAAAAGTCCAATCTGTTGCGTCAATTGCCATTTATTTTTCCTTATTGTCTTGCAACGCCGATAACGCGACCATTTTCATCACGCTCTATTCGTGCTGGTTTTGAAAGTTGTTCAATTAGTGACTGCATATTCTCGTTCATGGAGCCGATTTGGTTTTGCGTCTGTCCCAGACCTTGATTCGTTATCCTTGTTTGCTGTTCAACAAATGCCTGCATTGCCTCGGTGAAATCGTTGATGTCTATGTCCTTCTCAGGCTCACCACGATTCATCGCTGCAATCTCGGCATTAATCTTACCTTGCAATATCTCCATATTGGCCTGCTCCTCTGCGGAGAGGTAAGAAGAACCCTGTTTGAGATTCTTGACAATCTCTGAATCAAGTTTTTCAAGAACCTTCTTCTTCTGCTCCATATCCAGCATCATCGCCTCTTGCTGCATCGGGTCTGGCTCTGGATTCATCTGTGACTGAAGCATCTGGTCTGCGATAGCAACCAACTCCTCTTTGTTGGAAAGAGATGAGTTGTCGAAAATACCCTTAACCATCAGGGAGAACATTGGCGAGTCGGGAGGCGTCACGGAGAGCAGGTTGATAAACTGCGTCTGCTCGAACTCTCTCGCCATGATTCCAAGCGATGTTTTAATCTTGAACTTGTAGTCGGAAACCGGATACCGCTCAGGGTCGAACTGCATATATCTCCAGAGCATCTTCTGAAGCCCTTTGTCGAGATACAGTCGGTTGATATTCGCCAAGGCTCGCTTGGAACGCTTAATCATGCCGGACATCATCATCGACATACCGGAAGCGGTGTTGTTCCTTGCGTTACCTGCGATAGAGGTGGCTGAGTCCATCGCGCCGGTCCCCATCTGTATCATTCTTTCCCATTCAGCCGCTTCGGTGAATGTAGCCTGGTCCATGTTTCCGAAATTCATCGGGGTATAGACCTGCTGCGGGGGGCCAATGGACAGGAGTGACTTGCCGGGGCCAACGGAGAACTTGAACCCCTTCGGGATCTTCGTTGCATCCATCCCCATCATTGGATGGGTGATTAAAGCTCGGGCATCAAGGCGAGACCGCAGTTCTGCGTCTAGCGCCTTCTGCGCGTTGTAGCCCTTCTCGGAAACGCCACGCCCCCAAAACTTACCAGGGACAAGATCGTGCGGGTAGGCTATGAACGGGCGGTCGTTCATCAGGTATGGGTTCTTTACTTCCTTGAGAAGCACTTCACCATTGGCGATGGTGACAAGAGCCTCTACCATCCTGTCTTCGCGGTAATAATTCCTTTCGTCCTTTTCTTCCTCGTCTCCGTCTTTCTTGGGGAACAGGTCTACGACTTCCTCCCCTTCGCTGGCTTTGATGGGGAGAAGGCTTTCAGGTACGAGTCCGGTGTATTCGATGATCTTTACAGAGTCTCTCGAAGACTGCGGCTTTGTTTCCCCTTTGCTGCCGAAATCACGGTCATCGGTAGACGACCCGATGTTTACATCCTTATAATACCCAGCCTTCATACCGGCCTCTATCTTGTAACGCTCAGCGAAGTATTCGTGGGCGCAACCAAGGCATGAGTCAATACCGTCAGGCCAGCGGGCGTTGGGGTCGATGATAAAATCTTCGGGGGCAACCGGGACAAGCTTGACCGCTACCTTTCTTTCTTCCTTCATCGCCGGACGCTTCAGGTCAACGGTTCCCTCCACCATTTCTGCATAGGGGGCTTTCGTGATAGCGTCTTCAACAACGATTTTTGACACGCCAGTGCCGTAAAGGGCACCGTTCAGGAAGCTCTCTGAGATAGAATACGGGGTGCCATGCTTCTCAAGGTCTTCAATAAACCGGTCCCTTAGAGAGATAACATCCCGCTTCTCCTCGTCCATGACATCATCTTCGATGTCGAGCCAGTTCTTTCTGCCGAACGTGGCTTCCTCGAATTCAGCTACAGTGGCTTCGATAGCCTGCTGTAAAGCGGGGGAGATGATGCGGGAACGCTCTGTGTTACGGGTCTTGTCTTCCTGCGCCCAAATACCGCGCCATAGGCGATAGTATTCGTCCCATTTATCCTTGTAATTCGTGTCACGATGGCGACGCCATTCATCCAACCGGTCCATGACCCAGCGAACAAGTCTTTTCTCGCGGTCATTCTGGTCCTCTGGCGCGTAAGTGCCTTCTTCGTCAACTATTAGATCATTTGCCATTAGTAGCCAGCCACCTCGTCCAGATAGTTATATTCTTCAAAGTCAATGTCTACGTTATAGGCGACACTCGCCAGTTGATCGACGTAAGCAAGGGAATCAAGCATATCGTCATGTGACATCGGGTTAGGGAAATCAAGGTACTGGTCTATAAACTTCTTCAACCACGGACCGTTTTGTAGTTTTATTCTTCCGTTTTGGAATCGGCCCTGCAACGCCCACAGGATTCGTTCCGTTTTCTTCTGACCGCCATGAGATAGTGGTGTTGGGGTGAAATAAATGCCCAACCTGTTCTGCTGGTCTCTCAGGTAAGGCATGACAGCGTTCATCAGCGAACCTTTTTCGATACCAACCGATACTGCACGAACATCGTGAACCGCTTTTACAATCTGTAGCGATGCTTCCCTGACCCCCCACCTCCCGGTGCGGATTTCCTTTACATACCAACCATCCTGGTGAACATTGACTATCGAGATAGCCATTTCATCCAATTTTTTAAGCTTTGAGCTGACCTCGCCCTTTACTTCCTCGTAACCGGCGGGGTCCACGGTCACAATCCAGCGACCGTCCTTGCATTCTTTCGGTTCTTCTTCTACGACATCGAGCCATTCTTCTTTTAGCTCGCCAGCGCCAGCCGCTTCAAAGGAGGCATTGTACTCCTGGCGAATGATGGAGGATGGGACGCCCTCTTTTTCCGCCTGCACAACCTCCTCCTCGATAGGGATTGTCGGGTTGTCAACAGACTTGAACGTGAAAGCATCCCACTCCTCCGAAGCCTTCGCTTCCAAATACCTTTCGTAGAAATGATTCTTGCCTTTCGGTGTTCCAATGAACATGGCAGACCCCTTAACGTCTGCTAAAGCTGGCCTGATAATCAAGTCCCATGTTGCCGGTTTCATATCGGCAAACTCGTCGAGAACGACGAATGAGACACCCACGCCACGGAGGGAGTCAGGTCTATCTGCCCCTTTTACGCAGATTTTCCTGCCATTGATGAGGGTGAGAGTGGCGGTGTTCTCATGTGCAGATGCGATCACCTCCTTTCCAAGCTCTTTTAAAAGCCCCCAGATAATATCCTTACCCTGAGAGAAAGTGGGGGCGATGTAATAAACATCCTTTCCCGTCAGGTCGTACCCAAATTCATTCTTTTCCTTTAGCCCTTCGACGATTAGCCGAACGGCGGCGAGATAGGTCTTACCGAATCTGCGCCCACACGCGGCAACGACAAATCTCCGGGGAGAGTTGAATATCTTGAGTTGCGCTGGATGGAGCGAGAAGTTTAATTCCACTAGCCCTTGTTACGTTTGAACGTACGACTCTCGGTGAGACCGTTATCAAAGCCTTCAAGCTTCACATCAGCCCAATCTGAAACGGGCTTCCCGGTCACATCCACCCCGGAACCCGGAGAACCTTCCTTCTTCCCACCCTTCCCGAGAGAGGATTTCCGGGCAAAGTCTTCTTTAATCTTTATCTCGTTCATAATCGCCTTCTATTGTAGTGATGACCGGCTCTGTGCCGGTGACGTTAATGTTGATAATAGGCACGGAGTTCTGGTTCTCGTCAAATACCTTGTTCATCCCGGTCACTTCGACGAAAAGCCGTTGTGACATCTTGCACCCATCAAGCGCCTGGTCGGTGATTCGGTGGAATACCTCGATGGCTTTCTCCTGAGTCTCCGCACGGGTAAGCTCGTCTTTAAACTTCTCCTGAAGCTCGGTCTTACGATTCTTCGATCCTTTCGGCCTTCCTCTCGGATTGCCCGATTTTCCCGGCTTAAAGAGATGGGAGTTATTTGTTTCTTGCACGGAAAGTCTTTATGGCCTGCGGGATGTCCCAATCAGGCTGGAGGATTTTCTTCAGGTGGTCAATCTCCCCTTGGGAGAGACCCCAACGAATTCCCTCTTGCTGAAGGGCGTTCCGTTTCATAATCATTCCCTTTTCCGGCGTTCCATATATTGTCTTTTTATCCACTCTACCTCCAAACTATCCATGCCAAAAAGAACGGCTGGAATGAAAAATATGTTAAAAACGACAACTCAATCAGATTGTCACGATTAAAAGCAAACCTACACTCAGGATGTAGAGAATCATATTCAATTTCCACCCACCCTCTCCTGAATCGTAGTAATCATCCAGGAGCCTTTTGACATTAGAATGTCTTTTTTGCTTTCTTGTAGATGTATTTCGCGCCTTCTTTCCCAAGGCCTGCTCTCTCAGCTATCAAGGAAGCCTCTTTTCTCAGCTTCTTTGCTTTTTTCTGGTTCATACGAATCCTCCATCTGGATTCCAACCGCTTTCCCCTCGTATTCGAGAATCAACCCCACTTCGTCAAAAATGAAGACTTCTGCATCCTCCGGGAAGGCGTCCAGGAGGGTTTTCAGCAGGGTTAACTTCATCAAGCGAATACGGCGATGAATGACACAACGAGGACGACGCCCAGACCAACCTGTACGGGGACCGGCAGATTGCGAAATACTTCGGGCAGTTTCATGTAGAGTTCTTTCAGTTTGTCCATTCTGTTCTCCTAGAATTTGTATTGAAGACCGAGGAAATAACGGTCAGAGTTTAAAAACGGTGCTTCCATGTGGAAGTTCAAGCGTCCATCCCGAATCGCCTTGCTCTTTAATGCGTGTCCAAGAAAACGGTTCAACTCCGGATCGAGGTTCCTTTCTGCGAGAAGACGGTTTGCCAGGTCGAGATTCTTCTTCAACTGCTCAGCGTCCTTGCGGAATTTCTCCTGCTCCCAGAAAGGGCGGTAATCTATTCCGTTTCCAAGTACGGGCAGATCCTTCTTTTCCACCTTTTAGAACCTCAATCCAAAAGCTGAAAGCCATTCAGAGACGACCACTATCACGCCAATCACCATTCCGATGACGAGCAAAAGAAACCAGTTACCGTTCATTTCAGCACCGTGATAATGTTCATCTTTTCCATATACACCTCGACGACTGTATTTCCCCCGTGGGAGAAGTTAACTAAGCTGTTGATTTTAAAGGGTGAGGGCGTATCCCGCCCTGGATACATTATGACCGCTGCCTTTCGACTGTCACCCTCGTAAGTCATTGATTCTTGGTTAACCCCTACCTTCTCTTGTGGGAGTGGGTCTAAATCCACATCTCCCCGGACCACACAGGGGGGTGGGGGGCCTAATATTCTATTATTCTAATATTCCCACGTTCTTATGCCCCAGAGGCCCTGAGAGCCGCTGTAAGGCACGATCTACCCTTGACCCTATGTACCCTACAGCCTGGACATTGAACGGCTTAGAGGGGCTTACGTTTGGGTAAGGGGGTGATAAAGAGAGAGGGAAAGAAGGACACCATTCTAGGGTTTAGCCAATTCAAGGGAGTTGATACCGCCAAGGATTAACACAATACCTGGATACCCTGTATTGATAGTAGTACCATAGTAGATGCCATGCCTAGCACGGCGAATCTCTGAAATATCCCTGTAATTTATTCACTGATAAACGGTAGTAACCGACCGATAAGTGGTATTGCCTTTGGCCTGGCTTGGCGTATCATTAGTACATGAACAGCGCAAACAACGAGACCAACACAATGTATCAGATAAGCCACATAGTAGCGGAATATTACAGGGTTACCTGGAACAACGTACAGGGCAACAAGTTTGCCGACTGGCGCGTTAACGCTAACACTGGCGAGTGGATACAAACCAAGGGCACACATACCAAGCGCCTTCCTAAAGAGCAATTAACCAATGTCATCAACCTTTCAAAGGGGTAAATTATGAACACCGAAAATACATTAGTAGAGCAGCACGTTAGACTGGAAAAGAAACTT